GCCTTGTTCCAGTTGTACCGGATGATGTTGCGCCGGATCGTGATGTCCCGCGTCCGCTCGCCGGTCTCCCCGTCCAAGAAGTCCTGGGCGCTGATCCCCTTGCCGAAAAACTCGATCACGCAATCCTCGATCAGCAGGTCCTGCACGTTTGAGAACAGGTTGAGGCAGTCGTTCGCCGCCGCCTGATAGTCGTAGGCCGCGTTCATCGGATCGCGCTGCGGGTTATAGAGCCGCAGCCCGCTGACCGTCAGCCCGGCCACGTCGCGGACGAAGAGGAATTGGTCACACTCAAGCACCGGACGGGCAAGCTCCGGGGGTCCACCTTCCGGGGGGCCGTAGACGCCGAATAGCTGTCCGCTGCTCGGATTGATCGCCCGGTCCAGCCGGTAGGTCGCTCCAGCCGCAAACAACAGGTCCTTACCCTTCGCGGCCTCGGCGAGGATGTCGTCAGAGGTCGCGTCCGCAGGCAGCCGGATCGCGTCGGCCTTGGGCGATCGGGCCGTAAAGCCCTCGCCCGGCTCGGTAGGGGTAGGCGGGTCAACAACCGGCGGGTCAACAGGCTCTTGGCCGAGCATCGCATCCGCCATCGCGATGACTTTGGAAAGCTGCGTCTCGGCCCCACGAATAAATCCGCGAGATCGCACCGCCTCGATCCGTAATGCTTCAACTTCGTTCATGGCGTGTTCGATCGGACAAGGAAGAAGTCGCCGGGGTTCTTTGGGTCGGCGTAGCGGATGCCGGGGTTCGCCAATGCGTTGCGGGCGGCATTCTCGGCCTCGCTATCAATCGACCATCGCGTTTCAAGAATATCCTGAATCCGCCTCTGATTAGCATCAACGTCCCCCC